ACGGATACTTGGCAACAAAAACTCTTGTAAGCGGTGGTCTACAACGCTACAACATGACAGCGTAATAAAAGCAACACATTAAGAATCCCTAGGGTTTAGTAGCCCTAGCCCTAGGGAGCTATTAGCAAAGGAGTAGAGATGGCCGCTAGTTACGTAACCGTAGCCCAACTAAGATCAAATCTTGGTATTGGGTCTCTCTACTCTGATGCCGATTTGGAATCTATCTGCCAAACATCAGAAGACCTTCTCAATTCATATCTTTGGTTTAATAACGCACCAGTAGTCGGTGCAAGCATAAGCAATAACGTTGCAAGCGTTGTACTTGCTAATCCCGGCATATTTGTAACCGGTCAAAGCATAACTATTACTGGATCAGGTGCTGGTGTTTATAATGGCACACATACTCTTACAGGCGCATATCCTGGCACAACAGTGCCGGCATCAATAGGTACAGCATTCTGGAGTACCTACGCATTTAGTAACTATCCAACAGGATACTCAATTATTCAATTTGCTAAAGTAAACGCAGATGATCCGTTTCATCGTATTTTGCCATATGGTCTTGCTAGTGGACCTGGTTATAAAACATCTGCCTATAGTGCTACACCAGCTATAAATCAGGCTGCAATGATAATTGCGGTTGATATTTTCCAAGCACGTCAAGTGTCTCAGAACGGGGGCAACGGTATGGATGGCATGAGCCCTAACCGTTACGCCATGGGCTACCAGCTTATAAACAGAGTAAGAGGTCTCATCGCACCTTACTCTAGTCCTAACACAATGGTGGGCTAATGCCAGCCGCAATTACCACACTTAGATCTACGCTTGCAACTGATCTAACTAACATTGGCGTATGGAATATATTTAGTTACCCACCAGCCACTTTAATTCCTAACAGTATTGTTATTACTCCTGGTGATGCATATCTTACGCCTTCTAATAACGATCAAATAAACATCGCACCATTAGCAAACTTTCGAATTATGATCTGTGTGCCAGCCCTAGATAACCAAGGCAACCTTGCCGGCATAGAAGACTTTATTGTCGCTGTCGTAACTAAACTAAACGCATCATCTTTGGTGCTAAACATATCAAGTGTCTCTGCTCCAGCTATCACAAGTGTGGCAAGTGGAGATTTATTAACATCAGAAATCACCGTATCAATCCTAACGAGCTGGAGCTAAAATGAGTGAAGCAAATGATTTAGCCTTCTTAATCAAGATAGGCCAAATAAAAGAAGCACCAAAACCAACCGCACAAACTAAAAAAGAAGAGGAATAACATGGCCATATACTTAAATAACAATGTAGGCGTTAAACTGGCTACTGCCGCTGCGCCTACTGTACCATCTATCGACATTAGCTCTTATGTCACCAGCGCAGTTATTAACCAGATCGTAGATGAACTTGAAGTGACAACAATGTCTGACACCGCACACCGTTTTGCAGCTGGACTCCAATCTGGTTCATTTACCATCGACTTTCTCAACGAGTGGGCTGCTAGCCAGGTAATGCAAACACTTAATGCAGCATTCGGTCAAACACTTGCAGTATCGGTAATTACTGTTAAAGGCACTGCCGTAGCTGCTACGAACCCTTCTTACCAATTCTCAATACTGGTGAACAACCTTACCCCAATCGGTACAGGCGGCGTTTCTGAAATTGCTAGTTCTAGCGTGACCTTTACGCTAAACTCCGCATTAACAGTATCGTCATCAGTGGCGTTCTAATTAGGGAGTAACAATGGCAAAGCTAAAGATAACAAGGGCTAACGGAGAAGTTACAGAACATAAGATTACTCCGGGTGTCGAGTACGCTTTTGAATTGAAGTGGTCCAATGGTATTAGCAAAATGCTACGTGAGCATGAACAACAGACCCATATTTATTGGTTAGCGTGGGAGTGCTTACGTAGGGCTAATGTCACTATACCTTTATTTGGCACAGAGTTTATTGACAGTCTAGAACTTGTAGAGGTATTAGAAGAAGAAAAAAAATAACACAGCGGGATTCTATGACCTACATGGTGGCATCGCTATCCGTAGAACTTGGAATACCGCCTAAAGAATTTATTGAAATGGATCCTGAAATGCTTAGGGCCATAGTCCAGGTATTAACGGATAGAAGTAGGGAGATCAAAAATGCCAGCAGAAGTCGTAGGCGTTGAGGATGTCCTAAAGGGTTTACAGTTTTACGATGATGATATGTATGAACGCATTAGAGCTACCATCTCACCTTTAATGCGTGATGTTGAAGCTGCTGCTAAAAGTGATGTGCCTGGTAATGGTGAGATGTTATCTGGATGGTCTAAGCCAATATCATCACAAGTAGATTACAGACCATTCCCTAAATATGAAGCCGCTATGGTTAAAGGTGGCATAGGCTATAAAGAAGGTAAGAACAAGAAATTTAAGAACGGTTTTCAAGTAGAAAACTATGTGTACAACATTAGTGCCGCTGGTCGTATCTATGAGACTGCTGGCCGTGTCAATCCACAAGGCCGTGCGCCATTTACTTCTATCCATGAAGGTGGCGGAGTTGTAGCATACGAAAAGGAAAGAACTCGTAAAAGCAGATCTAGAGCTACACGTTCTTACAATTCAAACAATCCATTTGCAGGCTACCAATTCGTATCTAAACTAGAACCTTTGACAGCACAGCCTAAATTGCCAGGTATGCGTAGTGGTGGCCGTAAAACCAAAGGCCGGTTAATCTACAAGGCTTGGGCTAAAAAGAGTCCTGGAGTTTATGCAGCAATAGTAAAAACAATCAATACAAAGGCAATAGATTTTAATAAAGCAACAGAAGTCAAGGCAGCCTAATGGCCAATGTAGTCGTCTCGGCATTAGCAACCTGGAATGGTAAGGCTCTTAAAAAGGCCAAGCAAGATGTATCCGTATTTAACAAACAATTACAAGGTTTAGCACGTACCTTTGGAATAGCCTTTAGTGCAGCGGCAATAGTCGGATTTAGCAAGAAGGCAGTAAAAGCATTTGCAGCTGATGAACTAGCAGCCAAGTCTTTAGCCTTACAGCTAGAAAATACAGGCAACGCATTTAGAGTTGTTGAAGTTGAAAGTTACATAAAGAGTTTAGAGAAAACCTACGCAATACTTACTGATTTACGTGTGCCATTTAGAACATTATTAAACGTAACTGGATCAGTTGACTTAGCACAAAGATCATTAGAGGCAGCATTAAATACAAGTGCTGGTACTGGTGAGAATCTAGCGACTGTGGTAAGTGCTATATCAGCTGGTGTAAGAGGTCAAACAAAGGCCATTAAAGGATTAAACACTGGTATTGATGCAAGCATAATTGCTACTGGTGACATGAATAAAATCATGGCAGCACTTGAAGGCCGCTTTAGTGGTCAAGCTGCGGCACGATTAGATACCTATGCTGGCAAGATGGATGTGCTTGCTAAAGGTGCAGATGATGCTACAAAGGCTATAGGTAAAGGCTTAGTAGATGCTTTAACCATATTAAGCAAAGATAATTCTGTATCTAACTTAGCCGATGACTTTAGAAATATGGGCGATAACATAGCCTTTGCAGTAGTTCAAATGGCTAAACTGCTAGACAAAGTAAGTGCCATTACTAACAGCCCATCATTTAAGCCACTCATATTGTTATTAGGTGCTGGAGCATCTGCTGGTACTGGCAACCCTGCACCGCTTGTAGCTGCATTTGGCCTTGTAGGTGCAATGGGTATTGGTGGGGCTTTAACTAGCAAGCGACCATTAAGCGAAGAGCAAAACGTAGCATTAGGCAGACAACGCCTAGCAGATAGAATTGCTTTAGAAAAATCAACTAAAGCACGTAAAGATGAATACAAGATTATCTCTACTAAGAATGCTATAGAGAATAAGAACGTAGAAGAGTTAAAAAAGAAGTTTGATCTAGAGCGTATAGGCTTGACCGTAGCCCTAAACAATGCAACGGATGAAGAAACTAAACTACGTCTAAGAGCGCAGTTAGCCATTTTAGATAACAACGATGCTTTGGCTAAAAAGATATTGGCTGAAATGGAAGCAGCAGAAGCATTAAGAAAATTAGCAGAGGCAGCCGATAAATTAACACTTGCCTTTGAACGGCAAATGGAAATATTAAGAGCATCTATTGCTAGCATATTTAATTCTATTAAACCTGAGTTAAAAAGTATACAAACTTTAACAAATCCAACACAAGAAAACTTAAGAGCCAGTATTGGTGCTATTTTAGAATCTACTAAACCTGCTCAAAATGCTCTACAAAATCTAATAAATCCAAGCGAAGAAAATTTAAGAAGGACCATAGCCGATTCTTTGGCAGCGGCTAAACCTGCTGTAGATATGTTAAATCTTCTTACATCAGGATCAATACAAAGAGCTTCAACTAGTGGTTCAATGGATGTCAGGCTTACAATAGATGGCGGTAGTGACAAACTAAGTCAAGCCATAGCAGAGAGCATACAACTAGCAACCAGATCAGGTTATTCAACAGTGCCTAATGGATTCTTGGTATGACAGTACCTGTAGTAAATGCAATAATAAATTTTAGCACTGGACCTAGTTTTGCTCAGGCTGCAATAATTGGCGAGGCCATATTCGGCACAAACATATTTGCCGATTCAGCAGCTGTAATTGTTGATGTATCAGATCGCATAAACAGTATTGAAACTAATCGTGGTCGAACTGCCTTAAGCGATCAATTTCAAACTGGTAGTTTAACTTTGAGAATTGTAGATCAGGCGGGCGAGTTCAATCCCCAGAACCCAACCAGTCCATATGCGGGCCTTTTAGATCCTATGAAAAAAGTGCAGATTACTGCTACGTATGAAGGTGTTACTTATCCTATCTTCTCGGGATTTATTACTTCTTATGTAACTACTTATCCTAGAGAAGCATCTGAGGATGTAGCGATAACAACTATTCAAGCTGTAGATGCTTTCCGTCTAGCACAGTTAGCACAAATCAGCACAGTTACAGGTGCTACTGCTGGAGATTTAAGCGGTACACGTGTAAATCAGTTGTTAAATTCCATATCTTGGCCTGCAACCATGCGTGATATTGATGCAGGTTTAACTACCATGCAAGCAGATCCGGGTACTAATCGCACAGCATTAACAGCATTATTCACTGTCTCAGATTCAGAATATGGTGCTTTGTATATTGATGCCAGCGGCAGTTTTGTTTTTCAAGACCGGTCAGTAACTGTTGGTTCTATTGGTGCTACACCTACATTGTTTGCAGATAACGGCACAGGCATAGAATACTTTGATGCATCATGGATCTTAAACGATGTATTAGTATTCAATAAAGCCACTATTACTAGATCTGGTGGCACTGAGCAAATAGCATTAAATCAAGCATCTATAGACAAGTATTTTTTACATAGTTACTTCTTAAACAATTTATTGATGCAGACTGATTCAGTGGCTTTGGATTGGGCTAGGGCTTATGTCGCTAGTAGAGCTGAAACCTCTATTAGATGTGATGCTATTACCTTGGATCTTTATACCCCTAATTACACTACTGGTGTTATAGCCGCCCTAGACCTAGAGTTCTTTGATCCGATTAAGGTAATAACCACTCAGCCAGGTGGATCTACCATAGAAAAGACCTTACAGATCTTTGGCACACGGAACAAAATAACACCAAATAGTTGGAAAACAACCTTTACAACACTAGAACCTGTCATAGATGGGTTTATAATAGGCAACGTAGATTACGGGGTCTTAGGACAGAACGTACTATCTTATTAAGGAGATATAATGGCATCAGGATTACCAGCAGTAACAGGTGATGTATTAACTGCTACAACATTTAATGGCTTAGTGTCTTTTACAGTAGGCACTGCTAACACGACAGATTATACAGCTGTATTAGCAGATCAATATCAAGTGTTAGAGATCATGAATAAAGCAACTGCTATTGCTTTTAAGATTCCAACTGATGCTTCCGTAGCATTTCCAGTTGGTACAGCATTAACAATATTAAACATAGGTGCAGGCACTTGCACCATAAGTGCAGTAACTCCAGGTACTACCACAATATTAAGTGCTGGTGCTGTAGCGGCTTCACCAACTCTAGCCCAATATAAAACAGCTGTATGTATTAAAACAGCTGCTAATACATGGTATGTAGTTGGGGCTATTGCATAAATGTTAAACATAATCTCAGGGCTATTAAGTCCAGCAGCTCCGCCCCCATTAACGGTTA